GAGCGAGTAACGGGATTGCTCGGACACAAGATGGAGTCCGTGCATTTTCCCCATGGCTCGGCCATTCTTTACCTCGGCCGGCATTATCCAAATCCGCAGTTATATCGAACGTCTATGCAAGACCCAATTCGAACCCTGGCAAAACTCCACCTCACCACTGCGCCAAATTCAACTACCGAGAGGGACGCGCTTTACCATCGCGCCGCCGGTTATTTAGTCACCGATAGAAAGACTCCGATTATTGGCACCTGGTGTGCTAAAGTGTTGCAGTTGCTCGACAAACCAACGTCTGAGCCTACACGCGATGAACAATATCGCATTGACCAGGGTCCTTGGCCTCAGGAAGAGTCAGAGCCACTTAAAGAACTCATGTGTGCTCTTTTGAATCTCGACGCTAGCGAACTAGAAGACATTGAACGCCTTATAGAAACCGCTGAAAGCGTCGAAGATCTGCCTAACGGCGTGCTTAACACTGATCATCTTGTTAAGCATAAGATCCAAGCTGCCGTTGGTCATGACCTCCTAGGCCCGGCGCCGCCGGTTGACGAACCAATACCATGCCTCACGATCCCCAAGCCTACGAAGACCTCCAGCGAGCCCGAGACTCCTGGCTCGGAAAGTTCGAGTGCCACTTGCGACAATCAGCCATCGCCGCAATTAACAAGCACTCCCACTACCGCGCCAATGGCGTCATCGGCCGCCTCGACGTCGAAAGATTCCAAAATGCAATCAACGAGGTCATCGCTACGCTCGGCCAAGGCAAAATCGACCCGGCAGCAACACCCTACGGTTTCGATACCACCAACTGATCACAATGATGCAACGCAGACAGCCGCCCCGGCCACGACCGCAAAGAACCGTAAGAGTTCCAAGCCAATCCGTCGTCGCCCTCGCCGCCGCACCACCGCCTCGAAGACGCTGCCAGCAGCCTCGCCGCCAGCGCCGCGCAGTGATTAACACCACTGCGCTGGCGCAGCTTACGGAACCCGGCCTTGCCTTTCTTATGTGCGCGTTTGCGCCAACGGATTTTAACACCGATCCGGGGAAAGGCATTCCCGACAAGTTCGAAGGTAAGGTCCTTTCACGGAAGGATGTTTTGACTGATGCACCCTCGTTTCCCGCAAACACCGATGTGTACTTGCTTGTGCTGCCCACCCCTGGCGTGGCTTACTGGCGCCTGCAGAAGGCTGCTGGCACGCCAATTGCTACCAGTGATAACTTCACTGCTGTGCCCTATCCCGGATTCACATCTCTATTCGGGACCACCGCCCAAGCAAGATCCACCAACGTGAGCAGCTTCCGTTATGCGTCTATGAACTGTGGGCTCTACCCCAGTTCTAATATGATGCAATATGGCGGGAGCATCTCCGTATGGAAGGTTCCCATTCAAATGTCCACCGTGCAATACCCTGTCGCCAACCTCGTGCCCACCTCACAACTCAGCCATGCTTTGCAAGGCCTTGAGGGAGTCACCTTTGTTTCGCAAGATAACTATACAGAGTCCTTTATTAAGGGCATGTATGCTTCTAGCGTTTGTAACGAACCCGAGTTTGAGTTCAACAACATCCTCGAAGGCGTTCAAACGCTTCCACCAGCCAACGTCACCATCACCCAAAGTGGGCAACCCTTTGGCATTGATGCTGGCGCTGAGAATGTCTGCGGAATTACCGGTTTCGGCAACATGGATGCCATTGTCATCAAGGTCACCACTCCAACTGGTGCAACCAATGTGGCCACCTTCAAGAACTGGGCCTGCATTGAATATCGCCCCACCCCCAACGCCACCCTATATCAATACGCTCATGACTCTCCACCACTGGATGAGATCGCTCTTCGCGAATATCGGCGTGTGGCTCGTTGCCTTCCTGTTGCTGTTCCTTGCGCTCAGAACGCGACGATGTGGGAGAGGGTGAAAGCTCTGCTAAAATCTGGCCTTTCCGCCCTGTCCGCCGTCCCCGGCCCTGTCGGGATGACAGCCTCTGGGATACAGGGAGTGTCGGAGTTGCTATCCGGCCTGTTCCTGTAAGCCTGCGAAGATCCTGTGGAGGATGCCCATGCTGGTTCAAGAAGCTGTTGAACCAGTGGCCACACCACCCCCAAGCTACGAGAACATCG